CTTGCTGAGCAGTCTTTAGACTCTGCCCCATCTATGCTTAATGATTATTCTTTTGGTGTAAACGCTGGAAAGGTAGAGTCCTCAGCTAAATACGCCCCGTCAAGTAAAGTCGTTCCTGCGGCATATCTTAGTCCAGCCCCCACTTTATATACCCCCAATATCTATAAAGATGAGATTCCAAACATGGCATCCATTAGACGAACTACTAGTTGGGTGGCTAAATAATGGCTAAAGAAGAATACGAGTACATGCACGATCCACAAGGTCGTCCACGATTTTTTGGTCTATATGAAGGCACAGTAGTTGATATCAATGACCCTTTGAAAAAAGCTCGAGTTAAACTTTCAGTAACCGTTACTGGAAAAGAAGTTACTAACTGGGCTAAGCCTCTTCTTCCCATTACAGTTAACTCAAACCACCCTGACCACCAAGAACATACGGCGGCTCAAATAGCTGCCCTCCTAACAACTACGGCTACAACTATTACCTCAAGCTCTGCTGGAGACCCCGCACACACCCACTCTACAACTGTGCCTGCGCTTACCGTGGTAGCAAAGGCGGGGGCTGGTACCCTAAAGCATCCGCATAAAACTGTGGCAAACACCACTAAAAAGTGGAATGACGCTACGGACATTGCAGCTACTGAGGAGCACACTCTTCACAGACTGTTACCTAAAAAGGGACAAAAAGTCTGGGTAATGTTTGTTGCGGGACTAGTCAATGAACCAGTATGGGTAGGAGTACAGGAGCCTAAATGATAGCCATTTCATTTCCTTTTACTTTCGATCCCTTCGGCGTTGTGGGAACAAGTTCTGATCAGACTAAAATTTATCAGGACAGGGTTTTAACCCTTTTATCAACCGTTAAGGGAGAAAGACCTATGCGCCCAACTTACGGTACAGATTTAGCTAAAGCAATGTTTGAAAATCAAGGGGATGCTAAGAAAGCAATAGATCAAGCAGTGCGTTCCGCTATAGAAACCTGGATACCTGAAGTAGAGGTTTCTGCCGTAAATATAAACACACAAGATGATAGTGGAAGAGTAGGTGTAGAAGTTAACGTTGTACTTCCTGACTTTACCTCTACTTCTGTGAACGTTTTAAGTTTAACCCTTAACCCAGATGCGTCTACAACGAGGTGATGAAATATGAGTAATGAAGTACCTTCCCAGATAGATTATACATCTAGAGACTACAACTCTCTAGTTACAGATTTAACTAGTCTTGTTAACGTACGCACCGGCTATGACTGGAATGCCGACGATCCAAGTGACTTAGGCACCACAATTTTAGAGTCTTTTGCCTATATGGGCGACGTAATGTCATACTACATTGATCGTGTAGCTAATGAGCTTTCTATTGATACCGCTGCTCGTAGAAAAACACTTGTTGATCTAGGAAAATTGTACGGCTATCGAGTTTCTGGACCAACCCCGGCGAGTGTGTCTCTTCGTTTTGAAAATTTAAGTGATGGGCCTATTGATATTCCAGTCGGTACCCAAGTCCTTGCTACTTTACTGTACGGAGATTACACAGAGGTTTACTTTGAAACTATTGAAAGTGCCGTTCAGGTTGCTTCTGGAGACTCTATTACACTTTTAGCAAAAGAAGGAAAAACTGTAAACACTGATAGGCCAGACCTTATCAGCGCAACAACTAACAAACCACTTCCAGTAAACCTTGGAACTTCAGGTGGAACTGCGGACCAAGAATTTCAACTTCTTGAAACAGATATTGTAGATAACTCTATTGTTGCATACGTAGGCCAAGGAGAAGCATTTGCTCCATGGCAGTTCGTAGAAACTCTTTCTGAGTTTGGTCCACAAGCGTTGGTGTTTACCACCAGTATTGACGAAGACGGCTATACCTCGATAGTGTTTGGGGACGGAGTAAACGGCTCTATTCCACCTTATGGACAAGTTATTAGCGCTTTGTATAAAGTTAGCGTTGGTTCTTCAGGAAACCTTGCAGCCAACACTGTTGAAGAAGTTACCTTTATTCCAGGAAATAACACACCAGAAGTTGTGGGTTATCTTTCAGTGACCAACCTTTCACCAAGTTATGGTGGAGCTGACGGTGATGACAACTCTCAAATTAGGTCTAAAGTAAAGGGCGCTATTTCTGCTCAACGTAGAGCCGTTACGCTAACAGACTATGAAGCTTTAGCAAGTTTAGTACCTCAGGTAGGTAGAGTAAAAGCATCCTCTTCTGTATATACCTCAGTTAATCTTTATCTTCAGACACAAAATGATGGGTCAGTTACCCCAGGAATTTTAAACGGTAGCCCAACAACAACTTGGAATACAGTTGCATCAGAGATAGAGACCTACATGAGCTCTAAAATTCCTGCAGGAGCAACCCTTACAGTTATTCAACCAACTTATGTTGATTTTTATGTAACACTAAATGTTTCTGCAAGACCTTCTTACAGAAATACAGAAATTGCTAGAAATATTAGATCTGCTTTTATTAACCCTGGCGGTCTGTTTTCTTATGAAGCAGTTGACTTTGGACAGACTGTGTCTTTCTCGGCCATTATTGCTAAAGCACAGGGTGTAGACGGAGTGATCTCTGTTAACGTAACAAAGTTTAATACTGACGATAGCTCTACCGTAGAGACAGCCGGAGTGGTTCTTTCTACTGGAACTATACCTATTTTACAAACCGCAAACCTAATCATTAACGTTACGGGCGGTTTGTCATGACAGTAGTCCCAACATACTAGAAAATAGACTAGACCCAACAGATAGGTAGTGAGATGCCAGCACAGTACCCCGCTTCGGTAAGAACGTTCACCAACAAGGTAGACCTTGTAGATACTGTATTTGCCGACCACGTAAACATTCTTCAAGACGAAGTTCGTGCTTTAGAGGTTACCTTTGGTAATCAAGTACTAGTGTCTACCTATACTGGAACTTTTGCTCAAACTACTTCTTGGTCTACTGTTGGAGCACGCCTAGCTAATATTGAGGCCGGATTAGTAAGCGGCGTAGTTGGATCACCTTACTTTAAGAAAACTGGAGATACTATTTCTCCGGCATCTGGAAGTATTGCGCTTGGACTAAAAACTACAGCCGGTACAGCAAATCTTTTAGAGGCAAGAAATTCTGCTAATACTCTTAGATTTAATATTAATTTTGATGGGCTACCTAAAGTAGGAGCAGCTAACGTTCTATATGTTGGAAGTTCTGAGTATACAACTCTAAACACTGCTGCTACAGAAGCTAACGTAATCGCAAAAGGTAACCCATTTAACCCATTCCTGCTTGCAGGCATGTAAGAACTTATTAGGGGCATAACAAATGGCTAAATATGGTTTTGGTACGTACGGCATACCAAAGTACGGTGAGGTAGACGCTAACCGCCTCTATTACTCTTCCGGTATTTTTGGGTGGTCATACGACTATCAAACTATATCTTTAACTTGGAAATCTATTTTAAGTGATCCTAACGACGCTCCGTATGTTCCTATTGCCTGGCGTTTAGTAAGAAGTTACGTAGGAGTTCCAGATAACCCATACGTTGGAGACCTATTAGACTCTGGAGAGTTACCTTCTAGCTTTAGGCTTACCTACATAGACGATGATGAGTCTTTATTAGAAAATCACGAAGTTACTTATACAATTTGGATCTTTACTGCCGAACAAGATAGCTTTGGAAACATTGTTTCTTATGATGACAGCCGTTGGATTAACTGTGGAAGTACTGTTGTAAATACCGTAGCTCAAACTCAAACAGCTGATTACTTTAAACGTTGGCTTCCTGCTGCGTGGCTAAATGAGTCCGGCGGTGTTGGAGACGCTACTGGTGAGGCAGAAGATACTGCCTTAAGTAGGCTTATTGATGCGTATAGTTTTGAGTATGACAAGATTAGAACACAGGCGTCTCTTATACAAGAATATGCGGACGCTAGAAATGTTCCGTCTATATTATTAAAGAATAAAGTTACAGATTTAGGATTTTTATACGAACCTTCTTTAGGGGATACGTATCATAGATCTCTATATAAAAACGGAAACTTTATCAATGCCTATAAAGGAACTAGCTTAGGTATTGCCTCTTATGCAACTGCCTTAACACACTGGGGTACTTCCGTAGAGGCAGGTAGAAACCTCATGCTTGATTATAACGACGCATCTTTTGAGGAAAGTATTGGACGTTGGACAGCCGGACCGTCTGCCGTAACAATTTCCCATCAAAAATATTCTACGGCTTTGGTTGATCTTGGATCAGCCGTGTTACCCCCTGTAACGCCACTAGCTCGTTCCGAGTGGCCTATGAGGGAGGTAGGTTTTGCAGTAGTTACTCCTGCAAATACGTCTGCAAAAACCCTTACTTTAGGTACCGGAACTAACTACACTATTCCAGTTACTGCTGGTAAAAAGTATATTTTTAAAGGTTGGGTGCGACACCTTACCGAAACAGGAACAGTATCTGTTTCTATCAAGTGGTTAAATAAAGCTGGAACCCTAATATCTTCTAGTACTTTAGGATCTGTTGTTAATACAGATATTGCTTGGAAAGAACTGCGGTCCGCTTCAGAAACCATAGGAGACGGTATTACAGCCCCTACCAATACTTTTTATGCTCAAGTATCTATTTCTTTAACTGCCTCTGTAGGAGCTACTAAATTCTTATTTGATAAATTTGATTTTAGAGAAGCCGATAACAAAGGCATTACAAATGCTGGAAAACTTCCAAGTTACGAGTACGAAGACGCACGTTTAATTAAAGTAAACGTAGAAGCAGACTTAGAGAACTACATCTTAAACCCAAGTTTTGATTCTGGCACCAGCTGGTGGAAATCATTTAATGCTGAACTTATTCAGGATCTAAACCCACCAACTGCGGCAAAGGTTTTTGGTACAGCGGTAGCAAAATTGACTACGCTATCAGATGATAAAGCCGCTTTAATCTCAGACTGGCAAACGGTATCTCCGGGAACACCTTATACGGTAGGTTTTTATGTAAGCGGTGCTGTAGGAAAAAATGCTGTAGCTCGCATAGAATATTCTTCTGGTCAATCATATGAGGATCAAGTAAGAATTCTTAGTGATGAAGATGGTAAATACTACCCTGTGGAACCATACTATGTAGATAGTGATCCAGTAACCTTAACTGCAACTGCTCAACGCATATCTGTATACGCCGTATCACCGGTTCTAGGCGAAGATTACAGTAAACCATTAGTTAAATGCTCTGTGTATTTCCCCGATGCGGAGGCAGACGACGTATTTTACGTAGACTCAGTTATGATGGTAGAAGCTGCAGAAATAAAAGACTACTTTCAAGGTGACGGTGGAATTCTTCCGGAAGACCCAAATGTCAATACTTTTTATCCATCCTCAGACTGTACTTGGGATAAAAGAAACCATTTAAACATGGTTACTAACTCTTCGTTTGATGACACAGATAAGTGGGTTGCTGCTGCTGGGACTACATTTACGGTAAGCACTTCTAACCCGCTTTTTGGAACAAAACGAGGAAACGTATCGGCAACAGGTGGGGGATCTATTTCTACTACGGTGTACTACCCAAGAGGAGCCTGTATTGGTGGGGAGGACGTAGTAGTATCTGCTTACGTTAAGAACGTTGCAGGCGTATATTCAATTAGTACTTCAGGACAAGCAGTCAACTCGTTTAGAGTGTCTACGGAAAATGCTAACTCTTGGACTCGTATAGATGTAACAAGAATTGCTGAAGTAGGAGAAACTAGCTTTACAATAACTATTTCCCTTAGCCAAGCTGGATCAGGAACAAAAGTTTTTCATATTGATGGGGTTCAAGCAGAGTTTGGAAGAGTTGCTACCCCGTTTGTCAACCCAGCAACGAGTGGCACTACGGTATCTGAAAACCCAGCACAGGCTGGTGAGACAGTGTCCTACGCGTATTCGTACATGGTTAACGCGGGATATAGCTTCTACGGAACTCGTTACCAAGAAAAGTACCAACGCTTAGCTTCTTCTCTTGATTTAGTTACCCCTTTAGGATCTACCTGGGCTATTAAAACTCACGAGTCCGAAGTCGGATTAAATGATATTACGGGCACTCTTTTAACTTCTCCGTCTTTTGAACTTGACCTTGAAGGTTGGGATGGAGTCTCATCTATTTTAAGAAGGTCTGTATCTCGAGGAATTATATTTGACGAAATTCTTACTCAGGGAGCAGCGTTTTGTAAGGTTATCTCGAATGATGATGGAGATTTTGGAATTATTAGCGACCTCATTAGCATTCGACCAGTGACTGGATACTACGCATCTATTGCTGTAAAACCAGAAAACGAAGATGCTTATGGAACTTACACATTAAAAGTTAAATGGTACGCAGAGAGTCAAGGATTCTTGCGAGAAAAAACATCTCAAGTAGTTTTAAATAGACATGACCGTTGGGCGTATTTAGATGTAGTAGCGCCTGGCGCTAAAACCGTCGCTATCTCTGGAGCAGCTGTAGAAAGTAATTATATTACCCTCACTACAACTGGTGCACACAGATTCTCTGTAGGAGAAGACGTAATTGTTGTAGTAAATAATTACGTTGATTTATCAGGCCCTGCAACTATTGAGGCTGTTACTGAAAACACCTTTTCTTTTACTAGAGTTGCCGATGATCTAGAACAAACCGAGGTTATAGGTTCAGCCAGCTTCTCTAATACTGGCGTTGTATATGCTAAGGTTGAAGTAACCTGCAGCCCTTCATCCCCTGGAGTTGGTCGCACCTTCCACCTTGACAAGGTTATATTTAAGGAGTAGGTTCCAGCCTATGACTGAACTACTTGTAGCAGCTTGGGCGGTGGCCTGTGTATTAACAGCCATAGAAGAACTATTAATATCCTTAGGAAAATGGAGAGGCTTA